TTTCAACACAAACCCAACTTTATTGAACGGTGATATTACTGCCACCTCGGCACAGAAAAACTTTTTCTTGGGAGAAAGCTTCGAACACAACCTCCCCGGAGGTTCAGATAACTTCTTGCATACCGCAGCGGGCAGCCCCTACGTTGGCGCTCCTAAGTTTGGTGTATTGTTGCCGATGCAAAACAATGCAGGCGTAGACACAGAACACAATGACAGGCTTTATGCTGCAAAGAAGGCAACGACTGGCTGGTTCATTGGGCAAGACTTGACCAATACTAATACTCTATACAAGCCAGAATCTCAACAAAAATTGTTTAGATTTGAGGCTCGCGATGCTGGGGAGCAATTGCAGAAGGAAGTTAAGATTTCCATTACTGATATTAAAGCTCCAAGTAATGATTTTGAGCAATATGGATCATTCACCGTGTTAGTGAGAAAAATCAACGACACCGACGCAACTCCGGTTGTGTTGGAGAGATACAGCAATTGCAACCTTAACCCAGCCTCTCCAAATTACATCGCAAGACAAATAGGAGACAAATACAGCACATACGACAGTACAGAAAAAAGACTTCGCTATTACGGTAACTACCTTAACAAGTCCGATATGCTTCGGGTTGTTGTGAACGAGGATGTTGATCGCGGTGCTGTTGACCCTCTTTACTTGCCCTTCGGATTCTTCGGGCACACAAAATATAGAGACGTTGCCATCGCCGCCGGCGAGGACGCGATTAATGTCTTTGGTGATGTTACTTCAACTCCCAACGACGGTGCCGGCGCTTGGTCGATGGTTGATGGTGGTGGTGCCACAGCTTTCCATTCATATGTTGGGCACAATGGTCTCGATACTAGAATAGTCGAACCAGCCGGGCACCATCACTTAAACATTCGCTTTCCAGAAATTCCTCTGGTTGTGTCTTCTTCGCAAGGCTCTGGGCTCGCTCCCAAGAAGGCATACTTCGGTATGTATACCGGAAAGACAACCTCAGATCCTAAGTTTAATACAGCGGTTATGGACTGTCTTCGTTCTCTTGGACGAGGGTCAGAGTCGAACCCCGCACCAGAGGGGACAGTAGACGTAACACAAGCCTTGGCTGCCTTTGGTGGAACGGCTGGGAACACCGACTGGGCACAGGAGGGTTCGAAACTTTATGTTGTTCCTTACGTTTTCTCGCTAGATGACGTATCACCGGTTGATCTAATGCCGAAGGAGGCAAAGTATGCTCGTGGTGAGCGTGCGGGTGGCACCAGCTTCTCTGCCGGAAGGTCAGCCCCGGCAACTACGGCTGATAATGTGGCCGCGGCCGATGAAGCCAACGCTACTTGGCAAAATGTTCTTGACGCTGGGTTCAACAAGTTCACGACTTGCTTCCACGGTGGCTTTGACGGACTGGATATTAGAGAGCGTGAGCCTTTCCGGAACTCCGGACTTGGAGCTTCTGAGACTGCCGACTACGCTCTCCATTCTCTCGTCCGAGCAATAGACATTGTTCGTGACCCAGAGGTGGTTGAGTATAACTTGATCGCAGCACCGGGCATCACAAAAACAACGGTAACTCAAAAGTTGTTGGATGTTTGTGAAGACCGGGGTGATGCCATGGCAGTCATAGATCTTGAAAATGTATTTACGGCTTCTACCGAGAATTCAGCCTCTCTCCAGACTCGAAGTGCCGCTACTCTTGATAGCTGCGTAAACAGCCTGAAGGACAGGGGGATTAACAGTAGCTACGGAGCTTGTTATTATCCTTGGGTTCGTATTTCTGATACGATTACCAACCAAAGTCTGTGGGCACCACCTAGTGTTGCTGCTCTCGGGGCGTATTCTTTCACTGATCGGACCAAGGCACCCTGGTTTGCTCCTGCTGGATTTCACCGAGGTGGACTTACCGAAGGCGCAGGCGGAGTACCCGTACTGGATGTTTCACGCCGCCTAAGTTCTGAGGAGCGGGATCAGCTTTACGAAGCAAATATTAATCCCATCGCACAGTTCCCCGCCGAGGGCATTGTGATCTTTGGACAGAAGACATTGCAAGTTACTAGGTCTGCTCTTGATCGGGTTAATGTTCGCCGGCTAATGATTTTCTTGAAGAAGGAGATTAGCTTTATTGCGAGTCGCATGCTCTTTGACCAAAATACTCAGTCTACTTGGAATCGCTTCATCGGGCAAGCGGAACCAATTCTTAGGAGTGTAAAATCACGCTTTGGTTTGGAGGAGTTCCGTCTTATCTTGGACGAGTCCACAACTACTCCTGATTTGATTGATCGGAATATCATGTACGCTAAGATTTTACTGAAGCCAACCCGCTCTGTAGAGTTCTTCGCTATTGACTTCGTAATCACGAATACTGGTGCGTCTTTTGACGACTAAAGTTTCTAAGAAGCACTACTTATAACAGGAGAAAATAAAAAAGATGGCAAATCAAGGTGAAGGCATTTTCTGGGGGGACGCAGCCTCCGATCCAAAAAGAGGGTATAGGTTCTTCCTTTATGTCGGTGGCATCCCGGTTTGGGTAGTTAAAACTGTCACTAAACCAAGTATGGAAATCGCTGAGATTACACACACTTACCTCAATCATATATTTAGGTATCCGGGGAGAGTGACTTGGAATGGTGAGATTACAGCCACGTTGGCTGATCCTTTGGCTCCTGATTTAGCGAAAACTTTACTGAATACTGTAATGGCATCAGGGTATGCGTACCCCGATCAGCCAAACTCCTTTGTTACGACTAGCAAAGCAAAAGCCCTAGCGGCTCTTGGTGGAGCGGTAACTATCGCTCAAATCGATGCAGATGGTAAGCCGGTCGAAGAGTGGTCGCTAAAGAATGCTTGGATCGCTAGCGTTAGCTTCGGTGACACGCTTGACTATAGTTCCGACGACGCTACAGAGATTTCAATAACCATTAGGTTTGATTGGGCCGAGATGACAGTACACGGAGAGCCAGTCGCCGGAATGGGCGGAAGCTAAAAAAAAAGCTTTACAAAGCTAAAAATATAGGCTATAGTTGTATAGACATAGTTGAAAGGTTACATAATGAGCAGAAATAGCAACCGTGCAGGTAAGAATCCTCTAGAAGAGTCCAATGAGCCAATTCATTCGGACTCTTCCGCTGCAATTGCAGGACAGGGACAAATGGCTTGGTCAACTCCTACTGAGTTTGTAGAACTACCTTCCGGTGGGAAGTTTTACCCGGAAGGACACCCACTTCAAGGGGAGGATACGCTGGAGATCCGCTTTATGACGGCGAAAGAAGAAGATATTTTAACTTCTAAAGCTTTGCTGAAAAAGGGCATCGTGCTGGATCGGCTTATCGATAGCGTTATCGTAGATAGGCGAGTTAGAGCAAAAGATTTATTAATCGGAGACAAGAATGCAGTTCTTATCGCTATTCGGATAACCGGGTATGGCGTAGAATATGATACAAAAATCACTTGCCCAAGTTGCGGAGAGGCTATCAACACTTCGTTCAGTATAGAAGAGATCAAAAAAACGGAAGAGTCAGAACTCCCCGAAAATGTTGAGATGATAAGTTCAAATACCTTTACGATCATGGCACCAGCCAGCAAGGCTGTAGTAGAGTGTAGGCTGATGACGGGAGAGGACGAACGAAAACTCACGCGAATGCAAGAGCAGCGCAGAAAGAATAAATTACCTTCTGCTGCCTTAACAAATCAATTGCGTCAAAGTATTGTCTCCGTCAATGGACAGTCTGAGCCGGTTTACGTCAATGGGTTTATTGACAATATGCCCGCCCGAGACTCAAGACACCTCAGAGAGATATATCAAAAAGTTATGCCGAATGTTGTGCTAGAACATTCTTTTGAGTGTGATTCGTGTGATTACGAAGCCGAGGCCCAGGCGGTGCCTCTTGGAACTAACTTTTTTTGGCCTGACGTCTGAATATATTAACCACGTTTACGAGCAGTTCTTCCAGTTAAAATACTATGGCGGATGGAGTTTCTATGAAGCCTATAACCTGCCCGTTAAACTCAGAAGGTGGTTTCTTAAAAAGCTCGCAGACCAAATAAAGAAAGAAGGCGAGCAACAAAAGCAAGCTAGCCAGCGAGCCAAATCAAAATCAAAAAGGAAATATTGAGAAGGGAGCTTTGCTCCCTTTTCTTTTATATTTGGCTTGTCCGACTATTTACTTAAGACCAGTGTCACTCCGGGGGATCTAAGATGACTGAACAAGAATTTGAGAACTTTGTGTTTGATTTTAATTCCGTAGAAAACGGTGAATTAAACGAGAATATGATGAATGTTTTTGGCGCGTGGATACAATATCTTTTAGAGAAGATGTTCAAGGGGGCAAAAGTTCCGGTAAGGGTCAGGGGCGACAAGA